AAGCTGAAGAACGGCCCCGTTCAGGTGCGCCGTTACTCCGGCGACGAGAACTTCAACGACTGGAAAGAAGTCGCGCTGGTGGAGTTCCGGGGCGTGGGCGATTCCGTGATCCAGAGGTTTAGCTGATAGCTGATGGCCGATTCCCTCCAATTCGATTTCGCCATTGACCGCGAGGCGCAGCTCAACGCGCTGCTCAAGTCCGTCCTCCAGGATGGCGGCGGTCCCTGGCCAATCGCGGACGACGAGCGACGTCTATTGGAGATCCTTCGCCATCATCGCGGCGCAGCCCGCGCCATCAAGGGCGGCGAACTCGCCTCGCGCCTCAAGACCAGCGAGCGCAACATCAAGGCGCTGGTGCAGAACCTGGCTATCCCATTTGCAGTTCCCATCGGCTCGTCGCGAGTGCCGCCCTTCGGCTATTACCTGATCCTCACCGCCGAGGAGCTGTACAACACCACAAACAACTACAAGAGCGAGATGCGCATGTTGGGACGTCGCATCCGCGTGCTGGAAGGCCCACACGCCGCCGCCGAGTACTGCGGCCAACTCTCACTCGAAATGGAGAAAGCATGAATCGCGCGATGGCCGTTGTGTTGTTCCCGTTTTGGCTGCTGATCGTGTCAATCACAGCGGTGTTGCTTGTGGCTGGCATCGTCGCCGCAGCGATCGAGAGGGGATTCGAAGAGTCGTTCGAATTCATAGATCACAAGCAGACGATCATCAACGAAAACATTCGCGCTTATTGGAAGGGGAAGCCATGAAGGCCCTGACTCTCACCCAGCCTTGGGCATCGCTCGTTGCGCTCGGGCAGAAGAGTATCGAAACGCGTTCATGGTTCACCTCCTACCGGGGTGAGCTACTTATTCACGCAGCAAAAGGCTTTCCGAAATGGGCGCAGGACTTTTGCTATGAAGACCCGTTCCGAGGCTTCCTGCCGCCAACTGCCCAAGAACTCCCGCTCGGCGTGATTCTCTGCAAGGTGGAGCTATTGGCCTGCGTGCGAACCAATCAACTTCACAAATTGGGCGAGGCCGGACTGGCGAAACCGGACGTCATTGAGCTGGCCTTTGGCGATTATTCAGAAGGACGCTACGCCTGGGCGTTGCGCTTGATCGAAACCTTCAATAAGCCAATTCCAGCTAAAGGCTCGCTAGGTCTTTGGGAATTCGAGTTGCCGCGCACGAAGCGTTCCAGGAGTAAATGCACTTGCGCTCCGACGACTCAACCAGATTTCCACGAACCCGGGTGCCCTGAAGCTCCGGCGGTATGTGATCTGTGCGGAAAGCCCTACACGCATAAGCCGCAGGATTGTCCCACCGTGAGGAACAAATAAAAATGAGACCACTCGCCATTTGTGCTCTTTGCGCTTTCTTCTTCGTCATCGTGCACCGGCGCACGCCCGAAAACTATCTCCGTTCCCTCCGGGAGGCTGGCCTGTGAAGAAGACTGCAAAGAGCACAGCTGAGTCCGGGTTCAAGGTTGGGGAAGAAGTGACCATGAAAGCCGGTCCCGGGTGGGGACGAATACACGGAAAAATTAGAACCATTTTTTGGGACGCTACAGCCGACGAAGGTAAGGGCGCATTCATCATCAACCTCCACGATGGAAATTACGGTGGCTCTGATTTATTCGAGAAACGAGAAACCAGAAACGAGAAACGAGAAACCGCCTCTTGACCCACGCCACCGAACTCGATCGCGGCATGCCCAGCTCGATCGACGCCGAGCGCACCATCCTCGGCGCGATCCTGCTCGACAACTCCGCTTGCAACGAAGCGGCCGAGTTCCTCCGCCCCGACAACTTCTATCTGGAGTCCCACCGCCGCATCTTCGCCCGCATGTTGGAGCTGAGCGAGCGCGGCGCTGCCATTGACATCATCACGCTCACGCACGAGCTGGAACGCCGCAAAGAGGTCCAGTCCGTTGGCGGCGTCGCCTACATCTCCGGACTGATCGACGGCGTGCCTCACCAGCCCTCGATCGAGCAGTACGTCAAGATCGTCAAAGACAAATCCCTGCTGCGCGACCTGATCCACACTTCGAACAACGCCATCGCGCGCGCGCTCGAACAGACTGACACCGCCGACTCCATCATCGAGTCCGCCGAGTCCGCCATCTTCCGCATCGCGGAAAACAAACTCAGCGCCGGCTTCGTCGGCATCCCGCAGATCGTCAAGGAATCCTTCGGCACCATCGACAACCTCTACTCCCGCGGACAGCGCATCACCGGCCTTGAAACTCACTACGAGAAATTCGACGGCATGACCAGCGGCCTGCAGAAGTCAGATCTCGTCATCATCGCCGCGCGGCCGTCCATGGGAAAGACCGCGCTCGCCATCAACATCGCTGAGAACGCCGCCGTCATTGACAACAAAGTCACGGCCATCTTCTCGCTGGAGATGTCGCGCGAATCGCTGCTGCTGCGCATGCTCTGTTCCCAGGCGCGCGTCGATTCCCACAAGCTGCGCACCGGCTTTCTCAGCCGTGAGGACTTCGGCAAGCTCACCGTCGGACTGGAAGCTCTCGCCCAGGCGCCAATCTTCATTGATGACACGCCCGGCATCACGCTCAGCGAGATCCGCGCCAAGGCCCGCCGCCTGAAGCAGCTCCAGGGACAGCTCGACCTCATCATCATCGACTATCTCCAGCTCATGTCATCCAGCGCCGACTCCATGCGCAAGAACGCCAACCGCACCGAGGAAGTGTCGATGTTCTCACGCGGACTGAAGGGCATCGCCAAAGAGATGCGCGTGCCCGTCGTGGCGCTCTCGCAACTGAGCCGCGCCAATGAGTCGCGCCAGGACAAGCGCCCGCAGCTCTCAGATCTGCGCGAGTCTGGCGCCATCGAGCAGGACGCCGACGTCGTCGCCTTCATCTTCCGCGAAGAGGTCTACGAAAAAGACAATCCGGATCTGAAAGGCGTCGCCGAACTGATCATCGCCAAGCAACGCAACGGCCCCACAGGAACGGTGAAGCTCGCCTTCCAGGACAGGTTCACCCGCTTCGACAATGCAGCGTTCGAGGTGAGCGAATGATGTGTGAAACACCGCTCACCGAGACGATGACTTTCGAAGTGGATAGCACCTCATCTGATCCGCAGCTTTGCGGACCTATGGACATTCGCATTGAACCTGCTGCTTTGTCCGTGCGGTGGACCGGTGAGGAAACTTGGGAAAAGGTGGAATGGTGGGAGTTGCTATTCATCGTCGGACGGGTTGGCGGTTACAAGAAGCAGCTTAGCGATTTGCGCAGTGGCGCTTATGAAGACGGTTTTAAAGCTGGCGCTGATGCATTTGACCAACAGATGCGAGACGAGAGAATTCGCGCCCGAAACAGAGAGAGGACTAGCGGCGTAATCGAGTTAAAGACCAAATGAACAAATCGCAGAAGACGACTTGGAACTTCCATTCCGATGCTGACCTGACGGCGGCGGGTTACACGCGCAAAGGCGGCGGACGCTGCACCGCGGCCAACTGCCGCATTCAAGTCGCCTGGTGGATCACTCCGCAAGGCAAATGGATGTTGATCGACGTGTTCGGCTCTAAGCCCCATTGGGCAACGTGTAAAGACGCAAAGCAATTTCGCCGCGCTAAGGCGAAGAAGGAAGTGCGCAAATGATCACCACACTTTTCCTAGCAATCGTTCTTCAACAGGCGGTTTGTCCCACAACTATGGACGGACTGCCAACGTGCTTTGACCAAAAACTCACCAACGCCGAATGCTTGCGGACCGCTCCACCTGACAAGGTTGGCGGCTACTGCGAATGGTACGGATACTCCACCGCGAAGCAGGTGGACGCCTTCGAACGTCGACGCGGATTCCGCAGAGTTAGGCACCTGGACACCGGTGCCGGCGATTCATGGCGGCGAGTACGAAAGGTAAAGCGCTAATGCCATTCATCCACATTGAAGACGAAGACGGAAAGATCACCGGAACAGCGCACATCAATCTCGGCCCCAAGGGGAATCGAGAATTTCAGAACTGCCGCTTCTGTATCCGCG